CAATGATGCCGTCGACAGTGGTCGAGGCATTGACCGTCAGGTTCGTGTTAGCCGTAAGCGTAGTGAATGTGCCTGCCTTCGGCGTAGTACCGCCAATGACCGCTTCGACCGTACCATCGTTAATGTCGGCTGTGCCTGCGGTAAGCGTGGGCGTGGTGATTTCTGTCGCACGGAGTTTGGTGAAAACGTCAGTAGTGGTCGCAGTGGCTCCGCCTCCACTAAACTTGACCACCATGTCGACGCCCGCTGGAACCTCAAGGTCGCGGCCAGCATCATATGTGCCTTGGAATAAGATTACAGAACGGCTGCCAGACAAGCTGTTGCGGATGAAAACAATCTTTTCCGCATCGCTCGGGGTAAGCTTGACATAAGCACTTGCGCCGAGGTCACCCCCGTCAACAAACTCAATCCACTTATTGCGGCCATCCGAAGTGGCCCCGTCGCTGATCGCCAGCGTATTCGGAGAACCAGACGTTCCCGCCGAGGCCAGCGTGATGCTGATCGCGCCGTTAATAGCTTGATCGAGAATATCGAAGTTTACGTTTGTGGTATCGCCCCAAGTACCCGACTGTTCACCGGTCGCCGGTTTCTCGATACCTAGGTTAACTGTATAGGTGCTTGGCATCTCTTTATCCTCTACGCCGCTATTCGCGTCCAGTTAGCATTCTGTGCTGGCGACTCCTCTGACCACGTTGGGCTTTGACTTGGTGTCGTACTATTATAACCCGGATTTTGATTTGGTACAATCCTGCCATATACAAGTACATCACCTACAAAGGTTGTCGCACTTACGCCTGTTACATTCACGATAGCGTCTGCATTTATGCTGACACTACCAACTCGTCCCTTTGCCTGTACCCCGCCGACGTTGACGTTCTGGTTTGTCGTAACGGCTACAGAACCTACCGCGCCAGTACCAGCAATTCCAGTAACCGGCACATTGGCTTCACCATCAACATCAGCCTGACCTACTTGGCCAGTCGCTGCAATGCCGATTGGGTATACGTTAGCTGCCGCAATGATTGAAACAGAGCCAACCGAACCCGTCGCCGCAATGCCTGTGACCGGAACATTCGCCTCGGCATCCACCGTAACGGTGCCAACAGCGCCAGTCCCAACAACTCCCGTAACGTTAACGTTTGCATCTGCGGTGACCGTAACGGAGCCAATTGCTCCCGTCCCGGCCAGTCCGGTGGGGTAGACGTTTGCGTCAGCAGTAACGCTGACGGTTCCGACTTGGCCTGTCCCGGCAACCCCGGTGACGTCTACATTGGCCTCGCCGATGACGCTGACAGAGCCAATCTGACCCGTGCCAGCAACTCCCGTGACCGATACGTTGATCTCTGCAACTACCGTTACCGAGCCAACACTACCCGTCGCTGCTATCCCCGTAACCGGTGCGTTTGTTTCCGCAACAACAGTTACCGAGCCAACAGAGCCCGTGAGTAGCGGGAAACCGCTCTGGGACCACGGGCCTTCGCCCCAACCAGAGCGGCCCCAGCCGCCGATTGGAACGATGACATCAGCCATTACGCTATCCGAATAATTGCATTACTTGCGTCTGCGGTCGGAAACACAATGGTGAAGTCACCAGCAGTGGAGGTTTTGTCTCCACCGAAATCCAATACCACAACAGCCGGATTGGATACCGAAATCGAAGTGGTGTTAGGAGTGGTGTTGTAAATCAACGCGCCGCGAGCAGTAATTGTTGCAGTAGTGAAGGTCTCGTCTGCAAAATCGGTGAAAGCAGTGGTGCCAGAAGTCGTCGGGTTTACGTTGGTCAGAGCCTGACCGCCCGCCGAATAGCCGGTTCCGCTGATTTCGTTCGTCGCAGAATACGCAGTCGTCGACGCGTCTAGCGTCGCAGAGCTGGTATAAAGCGCGATGTTGAATGTGTCACCCGTCGAAGCGTCAAAATCGTGTACACCATAAAGAAGCTCGTTCTTGAAGGATGTACACATGTAGTTTCCTGAGAAAGCCATGTCACAGTCTCCTTATAAGTTCAGCAAGCTCCTTGTGGCCTGCGTCGGTTAGCGCGTTGTACACAGTTGTTCTATCACTTTTTATCGCTTCGCGCATATAAAATTCCAAGACTTTTAAAAGCTGCTTGCGAAAGGCATGTGCCTGTGCCCGAATAGCAGGGTTCGCGTCGTCGCTAATGGATATGATTTTATCCGCAGCGCGGTGCGCGATTTCCTCTGGGGTAAACCCGCGGCCACTGGTGGTGTGTACTTCCACCTGAAACCCCGGATTAACATTCATCTCTAGTGCCGAAAAACTCATTGTTTAGGCCTCACTACCATCCCGGTACGATATTCGTCCGTGACTTCCTTCGATTCGCCAAACATCTTCAGACCGGCAATTGCTTCAGCAAAACGTTTTTCATACTGCTGCATTATATCGGGTTCGCCCTTCATGTAGATATAGGCTTCAATCAAGCTGCCGTACAGAAGCGCAATTTGCGCGTTTTCACTCAACCAAGTAGTGCCACTGCCGCCAGATTGGGTCAAACTCAACGGACGATAGAAGTAATGCAGCTCAACCGCATACGCACTGTCCGGCGTGGGGCCCAAAATGAAGTTATCAATGTCAAATACCGCGTAATACCGCGGATTTCCAGTCGTAGCACCGTTGGGATTAAACGATTGCACGAAATCGGGGTCTTTAAAGTCCAAAAACACCTGATTTGAGCTGCCGTCCGTGAAAGACAGCGAAAACGGAGCCAAAAAGTCGCTCGGACACGCCAAATACTTGTTCGACGCCGACATATTCCCGCTTACGTTCTTGCGGAACAGGCTCAACTGCACATTTTTAAGGATGCGCTCCTCGGCCTGCACGATAAACACAGGAATATTGTTCACAAACGACGTTTCGTCGTACTGCGTATAGTCCTGAATGGCTTGTGTTAGCTGATCGTATGTAAAGCTCATGTCACCACCGTCACTTGGCCAACCTGACCGAAGCCTTGGGCCGGTTTCAGGTTAGGATTTTCAACGAGAGGAACCCCAACAAAGACGTCTAGGGGCTCAATACGGTCAGGACGCGCATTTTGCAGAGCTTCCGGGTCTACGACTTTGCGAAAAGGCCCTAATTGCGGATGCTTTGGCTCAAATTCATCTGGACCCACAAGCATTCCAGTCCATTCGCGCTTCATTAGCCTGTAAGGATAACGTTGGCCCGAACGGTCCGAGATTGCCCATGAATTTTTGCCAGATGCAAATTTCGCCATCGTCAAACCCTGTAATATTCGTACTTCGGAGCGACGTTGAACGACGACCGATCACGATCTTCCGTCGCGGCACGTTCAAACTCTTCTTCGTACACAGCTTTTAGTAGCTGCACACGGTTCGGAGCCCGCTTCAAAGCGAGGTAATAGGCTAGACCCGCCGCCAGACAGGGATAAAACCGGAAAGGCAGGTCCATGGTGTTGGTGTAGATGTCCGCATCATCCATTCTGGTCAATGCGTCGTATATGATTACGTCAGTCGAGTTGTCTGGAACCGGCCAAACCTTCAAATTTGGCGTGATTTGACGGTCCAAGAAGAACTGATTGGCGCGACTTTGCTGCGTTTTGTTCGGGATCGTCAGGTAACCATCTCTGCTCAAGCGTTCCATCGAATAATCTGTGCCATTTCGGCGGCAAACTACCGACAAAACGTCGATTACATCGTTTCCGAGGTCGTATTGGCCGTCACCCTGCGTAACTGTGATTGTCCGCTGCTTGATCGTCCACTGATTTAGACCGCGGTTAGCCCAATCTGCCAGCAACAAGTTGAGCGAACGCTTTGCCGTCTTGAGGTCGTAGCCCGTGCGGACTTCCAGCCCACAACGTTCAAACGCCTCCTCAACATATTCGGCGACGTCTAGCTCAAAATCCTTGCTGCCAGATGTTGTCATGACCGTTTCCTACTCTTTTTGGCAGTCTTTGCTGACTGCTTAAACGCTTTGTCCGTAGGAGCGCCTTTTGACCCGGCTTTACGCATCTTTTCGCCAGAGCCTTCAGCAATACGCTTACGCTTGGCATGAATGTTTGCGTACAAACCTTGCTTGGCCATTATGCGTTCCTCACTCTACAGCCACCGGCTTTACCGCCGTAGCGCATTTTGCGGACGGGGCCACCGGAACTCATGTGCTTAACCGCGCCTCCGCAATTCATTTTTCGAACGGTTTTTTTTGCAGGTTTGTTAGATTTTTTCATGGCTTACCCCAAAAACTTATGAATGATCGGCGTCACGATAATCAAAATACCCAGACCCCAAATCTTCAGATCAAGGCCGTCCAAAGTTTTCTTCGTTTCAGACAGCTTTTCTTCGATGCGCTGATAGCGCAAATTGCACTCCGCCTCGTGCTTCTCTAATTTAGCTAAAACTTCTTCCACGCGCATCTCGTCCTCACCACGCTTTACAGGACCAGTAACGGGCACTGAACTTGTCTTTTGCAGTGTCGCACGAGTGACGCGCTCTAAAGTTCTTTCGACGTCCCGGTTGATCCTTTTTAATTGCCATG